CTTATTTAGCTGTTCATGATATCAAAACTGCAATAATTGTTTCAATTGCTTATATGGCAACTTTCCTATTATTATCTAAATATGAATTTGCTCAAGGTGTTAGTGATATTGAAAATTTCTATAACGGCCCATCAAATCAATCTAAACCCATTTACGAAAATTTTGACAGTTATTTTCAAGATACAGATATCCAACCAGAAGAAGACAGTATTATGGAACATTTTGAACCACCACCTAAAAAGAAAGTCACGTTTAAAAAGGAAATTGAACATTTCACGCCTGATATAGAAATAGAACGCAATAATTGTGAAGAAATATTACAACATTTAAATAATTGTAAATTATGTAAAAGTAGAATAAAGGAGCATTTTGGCTCATCCAATATTATAAATAAATATATAGATAATGAAACAAAACAATTAATTATAATAATTTTGATAGGATTATTTATAGTTATATTATTAGATCTATTTTTTTCATTAGGGAAAAGTATATCATTTAGAAAAATAAATTAAACATCCCATAAAATGGTCAATGTATAAACATTTTCTATTTCCTGCATTGGACCGTTCCATCTAATACGTTTTTGCTTAACTAATTTAACATCAAAATCGTCTTTTAGTTTTTTAATTAGATAATTACTACATTCATCCATTGAATATTTAGGATATCCAAATATCATAGGAGGTATGTCATAATAACAGAAATTTACTCCAGAAAGAGCAAATTTCTCAATTTTATTGTAACATAACTCCAGTATAAATTTAAATGCCTCTTTCCGAATTTTTCTTCTTTCTCTACTCATTTCCTTTATCTTTTTTATGTCCATCCTTAGTATACTTACTTAAAAAAATTTAGATTATATATCTATAGATATGAACAAATATAATCTTAAATATCCATCTATTGATACATTAATAATAAGTGGAGGTGGAACAAGAGGGGTTTATTTTTTAGGTGCATTATCATATTATGATGAAAAAAAATTATTAGATAATATAAATACTTTTATAGGAACTTCAATTGGATCTATGATATGTTTATTATTGGTGATAGGATATAAAATAAAAGAAATAGTTGATTTTTTTGATCCATTTAATTTTTCCAAATTGTTAATTCAAGCTGATATTGATAAGTTATTAAGTAATTATGGATTTGATGATTGTGATAGAGTAATGTTCGTAACTAAAATGTTACTTCAACAAAAAAATATAGACGAAAATATCACTTTTTTAGAATTAAAAAATCTAACATCAAAAACTCTAATCTTAACTGCAACTTGTCTAACTTATGATTGTGTTAAATACTTTGATTGGAAAACCGAACCATCCATGTCCGTATTACTAGCATTTAAAATGTCCATCTGTGTTCCAATAGTTTATCAACCAATAATTTATAATGATGCTATGTATGTAGATGGAGGATTATTAGATAATTATCCAATTCAATTAGCTAAAAATAACTTAGATCATACACTTGGATTAGTAATAATAGATAGGGATTTGGATTCAAAAATAGAAATAACAGATTTTTTAAGTTATTTATATAATACAATAAACTGTGCTGTATTTAGTAAAATGAACAGCCGAATAAAAAAATATGAAAAATATACAATAGTAATAAATACTCATGCCGGTACATCCATAAATGTAATAAATTTTGATATATCTATTGAAGAAAAACAAAAAATGAAACAATTAGGTATTGAAGCTGCATCTAAATATTATGCTAATAGAATAAATGAATTAACTAATGATTTTGAGAATATTATTTCAATATATGATAATTTATTGATCTCTTAATAATTTAGTATTCTTATCAGTTAATTTATCATATATACCATATCCCATAAAATCATCCTTCTTAAAATCACTCATATTCATCTTCGATAATTGCGTTGTTTGTTCATTATATTGTCTCATTCTTTCTTCTAATGATTTATTATAATCATTTGTTTTATAATTATGATCACTATAATGACCTGTAGTATCTATATTACTTAATTGATCTTTATTAATTACTATAGGATCATTAAAAGCTTCATCTAATGATGCGGATTTAACATCAAATATAGTACCATCTTTTGATTCAGTATATAAATTATCAAATGCATCAAAAGTAGCAAAATTTGTAGTAGTTAAATCCATTGCACCTACTTTATATGAAATTAAATCTGTTTTTTGGGGCTGTGTTTGTTTAAACATTTCGAAAGCATTATTAAATTTATCTAAACTAAAATCACGTTTATCAAAAATAACTTCTTGAGTTGGTAAATTAGTTCTAGCTGATTTTAAATCACTTAATTTATGAGTTGTATCCATTGGCATCATTTTCATTGTTTTTACATCACCAGTTTGAACATTGTGTTTTTTATTTAATTCATCCCATTTCTTCTTAAATTCAGCCTTTGCCTCATCCTCCGATTTCTTACCAATATCCTTTTTCTTATCAAATCCTTTCTTTAAATCTAAAAAATCACTCCCCGAATCCTTATACAAACGATGTAAATCATCATATTTTGCCCTCAATTCATCATCCATCAAAATTTTATATGCTTGTTGAATCAAATCAAACTTTTCCGCGTTACCCTGTTTTTTATCAGGATGATATTTGATAACAAATATTTTATATTGTTTTTTTATATCTGAACTAGTGCATTTTGACGTCAATTTAAATAATTTATATAGGTCTATCTCTGCAAGTTCTTGTAATTTTAGAGCCATATCGTCCATTGTTGTTATATATGTACTATAAATAATTTTATTTTCTTAAATAAACTTATTTTATCACTAATATATAATGTTGAGACTACCTAAATCAAGTGAAAAAGAGGCAGCAAGATATATATATTGCATGTTATTTGGTGCGATAGGAGATACAATTGGGTTTAGAAATGGAATTTGGGAATTTGCACCAAAAAATCCTGAAACGAGCGATATCATATTATACCAATTTATATCATTAGGAGGAATAAATAATCTTGATCTAAGTAATTGGAGAGTTTCAGATGATACTGTAATGCATATGGCAACAGCTAAAGCTTTATTGAGTGATTATAAAGATTCAAAAGAATTGGTTGATAACATTGCAAAGGAATATGTTAAATCAATGAATAATATGAAAAATAGAATACCAGGTATAACCACTGAAAATAGTTTGGAAAAGATTAAAAATGGTACTAAATGGTATAATTTACCATATGATCCAAATGGAGGTGGATCAGGTGGTGCTATGAGAACAATGTGTATTGGATTAGCATTTTATAAAGAAAAAGATTTAGATAAATTAATTGCAACATCCATTGAGTCAGGTAGAATAACACATAATAATGCAATTGGATATTTAGGCGCTTTTGTGTCCGCATTATTCACCTCCTTCGCTATCAGGCAAATAGATTTAGACCAATGGCCATTCAAACTATTGGAATTATTAAATGGTGATAAAATAGATGACTATATTAAAAAAACGAAACGCGACTTCACAAATTATTTGAAGGATAAACAGTTATATATATTTAAATGGGAAGAATATATTAGTTTAAGATTCAAAGATAGTAAGTTCATATCTTCATTTGAAAAAGAGATGAACCATATGATAATACCTTCGGCTAGATCAAAATGGTATAATGATAATTTTCATTTGCGTAAGAATTTTGATCCTGGTGCAGATGGATTAGATTCATGTATTATAGCGTATGATTGTTTAATAGATTGTAATAATAGTTGGGAGAAATTAATAGTATATTCCACTCTTCATGCTGGAGATAATGATACTACTGGATCAATCGCAGCTGCATTATATGGAGCATATTATGGTAAAGAATCGGGATTTATTCCGGATACGAATGCGATATATTTAGAATATAATGAGGATTTATTGAAATTGGCGGTGGAAATATTTAAAAAATATCATTAAAGGGAGGTATACTTACTACAAAAATTCATTAAATCTTCGGGAGTGCGATTTCCACTATATTCATAACTTTGATTACCTTTAATTAACTTAACCGTGGGATAAGCACGTATATTATTTTTATCACAATAGGCATCATTTTCTTTAGATTTATCACATTTCATATCAATTACTTTAATATTTTTACCTTGCATCATTTGAGAAAATTTATCCCAGGATGGTTGGAAATGCTTGGATGCGCCACACCATGAAGTATTAAAGTTAATTATCATTGCAGGTGCATCATCAAATTTTTCCTGAGTTTGTGGTGATAAAAAATACCAAAAAACTAAAATGAGCAATGCAATTATCAATATTATTATTACTGTATCCATTATAATAATATAACAGAAAAAATATTATAGAATTTATTTTTTTCTGTTTATAAATATATACTAAGTAATGGCAAATAATTTTGGAGCATTTTTTTCCGGAAACAAAGATGATATTCGTGGCAACCTTTATTATGAATGCTGTGTAAATCCTACAAATCCTAAAGATCCAGCTAACAAAGGTGTAAATGGATGTCCTTGCGAACACCTGATTAAAGCTAGAGACTACCTAGACAAGCAAGGCAAGCGTGATGATGACGTTCATCCTGATTTTATTACATTCTTAAAGGATGTAGGTGCATGGCATGGATATCTAGACTCAAATTTAGGAAGTAATTATAGAACAACTGATGATAAAATCATTTCAGATTGGCTAGCACGCATTAATTTCACTCCAGAAGTTACCGCATTTTTCGATACCTTTATGAGTCCCCTTTTTCGTAAGGATATTAACTCAGCATGGGTTACTCTCGACAATGATCCATCTGGGTTTGCGCAACGTGGTATGGGAGCAATTAACGATCTTCGTAAAACATATGGTCCCCAAAATGTACGTATCAACATGAAAAAATTAGAAAAACAAAGACCAGTATTAGAACCAACAGTAGCTAATCCTGCACTAAATGTAAGTGGCGATAGTGTGGGTGGTGGTGGATCCAATATCGTTTTCGCTAATTCCCTACCAATTTTTGCTGGAATGGATTTTGCTTCAGTATATGTAGACGCATTCAACGATGCTCAAGGCCAATCATATTCTCCATCCGGTTCCAAGATGTTTGGTCTCCAAATGAGCAAATTCGTTCAAGATTTATTGACTGCTCAACCAGAAGAGAAACCAGATTACTGGCTCAAGGCTGAATTAGATTTTGATCATGATGCAGTATTCCGTTCTCCTAATGATCCAAATGTATTGATGGTTCGCAATGGTGTTACTGCTTCAGAGGCAGACCTCCGCAAACAAATCAATGCCAAGGATAACTGTTATACTACTGGTCTAAAAGTTAACTCATTCGATCAATGCAACAAGGTAATAACTGAATGTTTCTTGAACACCTCTGAAGATCTAGGTTCATGTGTTAATGCATTCAACAGCACCGATTTGTGGGCAGCTGATGCCGCAGTAGTTGCCAAGATGAATCCAACCATCGCCTTCAAGATCCTACAAAACCTCAAGTTTATGGGTGAAATGAAGTGGGACAACATTGCTCATCGTAAATTACTCAAGGTACAATCTTTCGAATCATGGTGTCAAACAATTATGAGCGACAACTCTGTTGCTCAAGCATTTAAAGATGCACTCAAGAACAACAAACATGCCATCGCTCATTATCTTTGCCTCGTAATTGATTTCGTTAATGCTAATCCAGCTATCCTTAACAAGGACTATGTTGGTGCAAGTGATCAAACATCTGGTCTCCCAACTGGCGCTGATAAGAAAGATAGATATGGTCTCCTACCATATTATGTATTCCCAGGACGTGGAGATTTCCGTGCACTTGCTGAACGTGTTAAGGCCAAGCGATCTCGTCTCCAATTGACTGGAAGCCTCCAACCATTAACACTTGCAGTTGGTGCTTATCCAATTGCTCAAGTAGGTGGCAATCTAGCTGCACCTCTAGCAACTCGCAGATACCAAATGCAAAACTGTGGTGCCAAGGTTTTATCAGATATCTATAACATCAATTTACGCAAGTTGAATTCCCAAGGAAAGGATCTATCCCAAAACACCAAACAAACAATTGAAAATGAAATTAAATCATTATTACGAACTGAACAAAAAGTTGTTGATATCCTCAATTTCCTCGAGAAGTATGTTCGTATACAAAACGTTCTCCGTTCCAGCTCAATGATGGTAGGTGGCGGTGATAGCACTCTAACAATGGATCAAATTGTTGGGGATGTTGAAGAAAAATATGCCGATCTTTTATCACGCAAAGAACGACGTGAACTCAACCTTATTAGCATCCTCGAGACATTGATTGGCGCAGTTACAGATGGGTCAAGGGTTGAAATCAATATGGGCGATAAATCAAAGTTCAAGCCATTAGATGCCAAGCTTTAAAAGCAAAAAATTGACCACAAAGGATAATTTTTTTTGCAATTATTACATAAAAGCAAAAAAATTGAAAATATAAATATAAAATACATTCTATAAATAATAATATCTATAGAATGTCAGTTAACATTCCAAAATCTGCAGATGATCTGTTTTATCGCTATAAACGACCTAAAATAGCTGTTACCCAAATAAAACAAGGAATACAAATAACAAATATAGATGATATAGCAAAAGCCTTGGATCGTCATTATACTGAAATAACAAAATATATACAATCCCAAATGAAATTAAATATCATAACCAAAAAACAAGGTAATAAAAATATACTATATCTTAAAAATAATAATAATATCGATATCGATGATATTATCGAATCTTATATAGAATTATTCGTTCTATGTAAAATCTGTAAAAATCCAGAAACTATCTATATTTCGGAAAAAAAAAATATATTTCTCGAATGTAGAGCTTGTGGCGAAAAATCATCCATTCAACAAAATAAAAATATTAAAATCAATCCAATAAAAATATCTAAACCTAAAATCGACCCAACAGAATATTGAAATTAATTAGAAAATGCCAATCCCCCTAGTCCATTAATTAATCTTAATACATTGTAAACTAATGCATATGTTCTCAATGTCCCCGGATTATTATATGATATCGATGAATCAAATGATAATTGTAATGATATATCATCTATTTTACTAAAATTTAAAGATCCAGATGGTTGATGCTCTTCTGGATTTAATGCAAATGAATAAACATTGACACCATATGGTGCATCATTAGTATGACTTTGATAGACTTGAACCCAATTAAAATAACTTCCAGTTCGTAAATAAAATCTTTCATTACCATTCAATAATAATGTTCCTGTTTTAATGATATTATTTCCTTCTGAAGCTACTATATACGTTGTATAATTTGATTTATCATTTAATGCACCATTTCCTATATAATTTAAATATGCTCTAAATACTAATTCTTTACATGGATGATTAAATCCTAATTTAATTTTTAAATTATTACTATATATTTGCCTATCAGGATCAATTAATAGTTGTTCAATTAAATATTCATGACTAGATTTAGCAAATCGAAGTCTTTCTTGATTATCCAAATAAATATAATTCACCAATAAAAATGCACTCGATATCGATAATTGAGGTATAATTATATTTATATTTTGTTGCGTACTATTAATAACTGGCGTAGATATACTATTAGATGTTAATCCATAAATTGTATAATCAAATGTTGTAGTAGTCCCACTTTGAGAAACAAAATCACCATTTAATGCATTATATAATAAAGATTGAGTGGCTACATCATAACCAATATATTGCCCATATACAGTATTTCCATTTACAGTTTGTTGTAAAAATTCATAAGGTTCATATGTAACCATTGATTGATTTATTTGAATCGAATTTTGTGGACCAAATTTATAACATTCTGTAACTTCCATAAATTCAATATGAATTTTTATTGTACTATAATGTAATGCAACCAATGGCAACGCTAATCCATTGTATTTACAAAAATAAAATGATAATGGTATGTATAATCTATATCCCGCCTTCCCATTAGTAAAACTAGTTAGTTCTGGAACTTGACCAATCATTTTATATAATCCATCTGGAGATTGTGGTGCAGTCAATTGTTGCCATATATTTAGCCAGTCTCCCCATTGTCTATCAATAATTTGTCCACCAATTTCTAATTCAATCGCATTTAACATCATATAACCAATTTTATTAATCCAAGCAAAAACATTCGTTGTACTAGCAGAACCATTTGCATTCACAAACTGTGGTATTGCTGGTAGATCAACGATTAAATATGTTTTACTTATTAAATCTGCATTTCTAGTTATAGTACATGTAACTTTCTGCCCGAAATCCGGTGTTGTTGTTGTAAAATATTGAGGTATCGCTTCAATCGCAAAATTCGTATATCTCCTATAAATTATTTTAAAATATGTAATTTGAGGATCATTTGTCAAATATAAATCCTCAGCACCAATAGCAGCTAATTGTATTAATCCTCCGCCCATGATTATTATATACATAATATAATAATCATTATTTCGTAACGAATTACTTTTTATCAAATTATCTATTAACATTGCCACCATAGAAAGCTAGACCACCTTGAGATCCAAAGATACGTAATATATTATAGTTCCTTGCATATACTCTAACTTCTGCTTCATTATTAGTATTTACTATACTATCCAGATTTAGATTTAACAATGAACTATCCAAGAAACTGAAATTACATGTTCCCGATGGTTGAAGACTTGTTGGCTGTAATGCAAACGAATAGACATTTATTCCTTGATACGGAGTATTATCATATCCTTCCCACGGTTGCACTAAACCAAAATATTGACCAATCATTATATTAAACCTTTCTTTTGAATTTAAAAATAATTGACCATCTATTACTGGATTAGTATTATCCGGTACAATACCATTTACAGCTTGCACTGTAGAATAATTATAGTACTGCCTTTCCCCATTTTCATAGGATCCATTAGTTTGTTGTGCTAATTGAACCACCCATATTATATCTTTACATGGATTACTAAATCTTAATGGAATACTTACATTCGTCGAATTTACTATTTGACCACCATTATATTGTATCTGTTCTATTAAATATTCATGTTTCGATTCAGCAAATAACCTCCTTTGATCATTGTCCAAATATATAAAACCACCTAATATTCCAGCCCTTATTTGTACAGGTCTAACGAATTTAGTATTATCTTCTATTTGTGCAATCGTATTAAGTGGAGGAATAGTCCAATAAATCACTATATCATTTTCCAATAAAGCAATTAATGGCAATGAAACAACATTATCCCTAGAAAACCACCACGGTAATGGCACATATAAATTATATTTCGGTTTTGCTGTATTATTAAAAGTCGTCAATTCAGGAACATCACCTATCATAATTTTATATCCTCGTTGTTGCCCAACCGGTAATGTTAATTCTGCCCATATATTAATCCAATCACCATATAATGTATCTATTAATTGATCACCTATTATTATTTGCATCTTACTTATTATGAAATGACCCAATCTTCTTGTCCATGCGAAATTTGCATATTTTGATGTTCTAGCAAGTATATTATTAATCGTTGGTAATAAAGAAATATATGTATTATATT